TTCGGCCTGCTTGAGAAAGCCAATGATCTGTTCTTCGGTGAATCTGCTCTTCTTCATGTCCGTCATTCTCCTTCAGTGACGGACTTCTCTCTACTTTTGATTGGTAAGGCCTAAGGGGAGCAGATCAGAGACTCCATGCATGCCATAAACCAAAATGTTTCCGTCGATGTAAAACCTGATTGAGCTCTCCCCGCCGCCATTCCACCACATTGCACCAGCTATAACCAGGGTTGTGGGGTATGGCGTATAAAATGTGCCGTACCTAAAGTCGCGGCCCCAACTCTGATACCAACTAACGCTTCCATTTGCTATTTTTAGCGTGCCTATCGTCAGATCCTTGATGTAGGTGCCATGCATCCCTCCCGCATCCAGAATGACATTGCCGGCTCCATCCCGCACCGTGAGGCCGCGCGTATCGATCTGCCCGGCGTTGAGCTGTCCATTGATCTTGTGCGAACCCATACCGTTGAAATCCACCACGACATTGCCTGCAGGGTCTTTGATCGTCAGCTGGCGGCTGTCGATCTTGTCGGCCTCAACCGAGTTCGCTAACAAGCGATCGCCGGACAGGGTGCCGCGCAGGATCAGATCGCCATCAATCCCCACCATCGGCTGGCCATTCACGCTGCCAGCAGTGAAAATTTGCCGGCTGCCGCTACCGTCCGGCAGCGACACCGCGAACTTGTCGGCCAAAAAATCGACTCTTGAGCCGTCTTTATCCGCCCGCAGGCCCATGCCGGCGATTTTGTCGCCAGCAGTGACCTTGAGGACTTTTTCAGCCTGTATGCCATCAACCACTAGGCTGGTTTCCTGGATAGCCGCGGTGTTGCCGTTGACCGTAACTTCCAACGTCTCGACCGAGCGCGCCACCGCGCCGACCTCTGTTGCTCTGACCTCCCTTTCCGCCTGGATGGCCGACGCGTTCTCGCCGACTTTGGCGCCCAGGGCTTCCAGACTTTTTGCCGTGGCGCCCTCGCCGTTGACCCTGGCCTCGACCTCGCGCCGCAGCGCCGCCTCGTTCTCTCCCAACTTCGCGCCCAGCACTTCGTCCGCCCGGGCCAGCGCCTCGTCCGCGTTAGCCCGCGCCTGTTCCTCGCGTTTCAATGCGGCAACGCTATCGTCATGGCTGGCGCGCAATAGCTTGAGATCCGAAGCCAGCGCTTCGCGCGCACTGGCCGTTGCCTTTTTCTCCTCCAAAAAATCAGCGCGGCTGTCGTCGAAGGCGGCGGCCAGGCGCAGGCGCTCCGATGCCTCGCTGGACAGGTCCGTGTTCAGCGTTTTGATTTCACGCCGCGCTATCGCGTAGTTGCGGGTATGCGCGGTATCGCGGTCATCCTGCGTCAGCATCAGCTCATACGCCGCCTGTAACGCGGAGTTCGCCGAGTCCGCAATCTGCGGCAGCTTGCCGAGCGGCTTTTGCAGTTCTTCGGTCAACTGGCCGCCGCCGATGCTGCCCTGCAGCTGCTCCAGCAACTTGGCCGGGTTCTTCTCGGTACTGGCCCTGGCCTTGACCGGCGCCGAGCGGTTGCCCCATCCATCCAGCAACACCAACTCATACTCCACCGTCACCCCGACAGACAGACCGATATGCGTCCAGCGGTCAGAAGGAAACGGCAAGGAGGTCAAGCGCGCCTTTGGCCCGTCGCCGATCTGGCCGAACAGCTCCACGCCCGCGATATCCACGGCCGGCGGGTAGCGCCAAGCCAGCTCAATCAGCAGGAGATCGCCCACGGCATAGAAGGATTGCGGCGCCGCCGGCGGTTCGCCCATGGCCGTGACCGTCAAATGGGCGAAAGCGGGCCGGGAAATGCCGCCATCGGCAAATAGCGGAGCAACGGACGCTTCGTGATAGCCTGGCTCGACATCCGCCGCATGCTGGGTCTCACTCGTCAGAGCCTCGTTCCAAATGCCTTCTTCGCGGCGCCAGCAGTAACGGTACTGCGTCGCCCCGCGGACCGGCGGCCAGCTGGCTTGCATCGTCGGCACGCGCTGCTGCCTGGCGTTGACGCGGCTAGACTCGGTCAGGGACAGATAGCCAATCAGCGGCGGACGGCTGGGGCGCGGCGGCACATAGGCAAAGTCTCCCTTTTCCGCCGCGTAATACTCGGGCAAATAGTCGCAGGCCGTGAACTGGATATCGCCATTGTCGAGCGGCTTGGCGTCGATGATTTTGACCTTGCGGCCGGGGTGGGTCGCCGGATCGTAAAACCACATCCAATCCAGAGCGACCGCATCAGGCGACTCGTCCGGCACGGGAAGCGGGCCGTCCGCATCGCTGACCGGAATCGGATCGCGCAAGCGCAGCAATGCAGATTCGCCCCCGCCGCCCTTGACCCGATATGTTGAGTAGTTGCCGTCGGGGAAGCGGATGCCGACATAAGCCGTGGCGCCTAAAGGCACCGCCCTGTCCAGTCGCAGTTCCTGGCGATTCCCGCCAAGCAGCCGGCCGGAAAATGACCAACTGGCCATATCGTGGGAAAGCAAGACCACATCGCCCTTGCCCGCCACCATGCCCTCGATGTCGGTTTCCCAACTGATGCGTCGACGGTGCAAAGCCTGCGACGCCGCCAGCAGCCGGGCTTCGCGCCCGGCCACGTCCGCATCGGTGCAGCCGATGAAGTCCAGCGTTGCGGGATTCGCCGGATCGGAAACGCCTTGCACCACGACCCTGACGCTATCTGGCTTCCAGTCCTTGGACTGGTTCACGAAATTAACGATGATTTCGTCTGCCAACTTGCCGGACTGATAGTTAATCCGAAAGCTTTTGGCTTTGATGTTGGCCGGGCCGAACACCGCGACGACGGGCAATTCGTCGGCATCCCACACCACGCCGTAGCGGCCCGACTGCCAGGTCATCTGCCCGCGGCCGCAGCGCGCAATCATCTCCGCCACTTCCTTGATCGGCATTCCTCGATCCAGCACACGGCTAAAGCTCAGGCGTTTGGCCTCGCACCACACGGCAAAGCTCTTGATGCTCTCGATCTCGATGCGCTGATCAGGCAGGCCGCCGCCAAACAACCGACGCCCATTGACCGCCCTCCGGCCCCGCAACCACCACAACAGCCACCAGGCCGGGTTCAAAGTTGCGCGCAATGCCCAGCCTCCGTTCTCCCACACCGGGATTTCAGAGCTGGCCACCGCCGACAACTCGTCGATCGTGCCATTGAGCTGGTTGCTGGCCTTGATGCGGACCCCAACTCGCCGTTGTCCGGTGTAGTCGGCGCCATCGAATTGATGGCTGCGGATCTGAGCCACCGCGAATTGATTCTTGTACCGGCTCGAGTCTCCATCCGCACTGACTTTAATGACGCGGATAGCGTATTGGCCTCGTTGTACCGCTTCGGAAATCGACAGCCGTGCGATATTGATGCCCCGACCGTGCAAGGTGAATGTCCGATTGCCAAAGTTGCGCCAGGCTCCGTCCGGAAAGGCGCGGTATTCGACCTGAAACTCGATGGACCTGCTTTCAATGCCGCCATCGTCCCGGGCAAAATAGGCCAAGCCTTGAACATCGATGCCTATGGCAATCGTGTCTGGGCTTGTCGTTCTCTCTACCCAGCCGTCCGCCGCCTTGATTTCTCGCCCTTGTTCGGTATCGACATTACCGAACTCGGCAGGCAGCACGCCATCCGGCCCCGCCTCGAAAATCGTCACATCCTGATAGCTGCTCAACAGGGTTTCGCCCAGCTTGAAATTTTCAAGCTTCAGTTCGGACTGCAGGCCGAAATGGAAGGACTGGAACAGAAACTGCTCCGCCCCTTCAAACACCGTGTAAGGTTTGCCGGCCAGGTCCGGCACCATCCTGTGCTTTCCCATCACCAGCGGCATGGGCTCGAACGGCCGCAGGCGGTTACGGGCGCCGGCCAAAGAATACGTAGGGGATTGCTCGGCGCCGCAGCCGAACGCCCCTAACTGCGGCTTGGGCGGCGGCAACAGCGTGTTGATCAATATTGAGCCGCCTACCATGATGCCAATAGCCAGGGCCCCGCTCATCGCGGTCCAGGTTCCCGTCATGGCGAAGCCCGCCAGATAGGGAGCGGTGAAGGCAAGCGCCAACAGAGCGATAGAACGAAAAACCTTGCCACCACCGCCACGCACCAAAGCCCGAACCAATACAATGTCGTTTTGCTTCAGCCGGTACTTGCGCCAAGTTTCCGGCGCCAGCGTCCGGCCATTCACGGAAACGGCGTGCCCTTCGTCCACCTCAATGCCCGTGCGCCGGCAATAGCCGCCCAAGGTTTCATTGCGGCGAAACGCCGCTTGCACCAGTTGCCGGCCTTCCAGCAACAGCGGGTGCGGCAAAAACGCCAGCCTGACGGCGTTCGGTGTTGTCATTTCCATTGGTAAAACCCTTCCACCTCATACCCTGACAGCGAACGCAGCCGCTGGCGCACCACTTCGCCAAAGCCTTCGTCCGCGTGAAGCACCCACCACTCCCGCCCTATCCAACACATCACCCCAATATGCTGCAGCCGGCCGCGCGCCAGCAGCAGCACCGGGTGGCCATCCACCGGCTCCGGCACCTTCTCCGCGAACTGCTCCTTGCGGGCCGAAATTTGAGTGTTGCGTCCAAACGGCGTCTTCTGATGTTTGCCCGGCAGGCTGACCGCCTGGCCGAGCACCTCGGCGGCGACCTGTTCGGCCAGAGCCGCGCAATTCAATCCATCGTCCGCGTACTCCATGCCCACGTAAGGATCAGACCAATGCATCAGAACACCCCCGGTGCGGTTTCCGGCCGGTAGTGCAAAGCCACCGCCGGCTGATTCAAGAAGTCCACATAGCCAAGCGTCGCGGTGATCTGCAATGGCGTCATTGCCACGTTGGAGAGGTCCAAAGTAATGTCGTACTCCAGAACCTTCGGCTGACTGCGCAACACCTGGATCACGCGGCATTGCGAACCGGCGCCGCCCTGCGACACATCGATCCACTTCGTCAATTCCCGACCGACGTTGTCGATGGCCAGTTGTGCTTGCGGTACCTGGCCCTCCGACTCTTCTGGCAACTGGAAAGAAAAAGAGCACGCCACGAAGACATGCCCTTCCACGGTGATTGGCACGGAGTCGTTGACCACCCGAGCCGGCTCGGCCAGATCCTCATGGCTGATTTCCAAGAGCATCAACAGCGGCTCCGCCGCGCTGGTGGCATTGATGTTCTCGCGCGCGGCTTGAGAAATTGCTCGCGCCATAAAATCCCCTTCCTGAAAGCAAAAACCCGCACGAAGGCGGGTCGGTTGAATTGGAGCGTACAGTTGGACTCAGGCTGCAATAGCTTCAATCTGGGTCGCCGCTCGCCATAGTCCTTTTGAGTCAGGGATAAGGCGGATTTTCCCGCCGATGAACCGCGCCTTCCTCTGAGCCTGGCTGATCGGATCCGTGTAGAGAAACCAGCCCGATCCGCCGGCCAGCGTTTTGCCGAACCATTCCTCGAAGTCCAGCTTTCCCTGGCGCCCCTCAATCAACAACGTCACATCGAGTTGGGCCACTGGAGAACTCCACCGCGGCCGCTGCTTGGCGATAGGGCCTTCCATATCCGAGCGGATCACGCCGTAGTCTGGAGCCTCTCCATATCCCGCCAACAGTAGACGCACGTAACTGGGCAGCCTTGGCAGCACCATATCACCTCCATTTCAGAATAAAAAAAAGCCCACCATTTCGGTGGGCCCACCAGATTGGTGAAGCGTTCTGCGCTATTTTCCAACAATCGCCTTAATCCCCTGCGACACCGGTCCCCCGCGCCGTAAATCCGTCAGCACGATGTCCACCACCATCTGCCGGCCATCAAACCGCGGCTGGCTTGCCGAAGCGCTCACCGGCTGGCTGGACTGGTTGATGACGTTCAAGGCCAGATTGACCTCAGTGCCGGCGCCCTGGGCCTTAACCCCCAGCCGGCCGGCGTTGTCCCGTGTCAGCGGCATGATCGCTTCCGGCCCCGCCTCGCCAAACAGCGCCATCGGTGCCATCGTCGGGCTCGACACCACCGAGTTGGTGAATGCTCCGCCGCTGGCGAAGGTACGGACCACCTGGCCGTTGTAGAAGAGATTGCCCTTGGCGCTGCCGATCACCGACGGGCCGAACAGGCCGCTCGGCAGCCAGTCCAAGCTGAGCCCACCTCCTATCATGCTCAAGGTTGCTTGCTGCATCTGGATCCGAATGATCTGCTCGATCACCGAGTTGGCGAAATCCTGCCAGCCCAGTTTGCCGGTCATGAAGAACTTGGTTTGCATGTCCGTCATGCTATTGGTGGCGGTCTCAAACGCCCTCTGGCCCTGTGCGGCCTTGTTGCCCACGTTATCGGCGTATTGGGCCAAGGCCTGATTCCAGCCGGTCGTAAACTCACGCGCCTTGGCTCTGCTCTCGTCGTAGGAGGCGATCAGCTTGGCGTACTCGCCCGGCAAAGTGGCAACACCTTCCCTCTCTTTGTCCAGGAAGTAGATGTAGCGCTCCTTGGCCTCCTGCGACATGAACATCGTGGCGTTGTAGCGCTCCAGCTCCTCCCTGGCCTCCGCTAACGCTTTGCGCGCTGTGGCCATGTTTTCGATATCAACCAGTCCCTGTCGTGCTTCAATCCTTTGATCGAACTGCCAGATTCGTTCGTTTCGACTCCTAAGTTCATCCGGATCGGACGGAACCGGCTGCTTGATCAATGCCTCACGTTCGGTTTTGACTTCAAGCAGCTTCTTCTCCGCGTCAGTCAGCCGTTGAACACGAAGGCCCAAGGTGTCCAGCCGCTGGATGTAGGTCTCAGCCGCGCGGACGCCCGAGGTGGTTTCCGCTAGGTCCGTGTACAACACTTCCAGCCCCTTGGTGGATTTTTCGAGGCGGATCTTCTCCTTGATCAGCGCGATCTCACGATCCAGTAGGATGATCGACGGCGCCCGGTTGCCCTGCCCCTTGGTCGTGCTGCCTTCACCGCTTGCCAGGCTCTGCCGCTGGGCGATTAATCGATTGAGTTGCCTCTCTCCCTCGGTAAGCTTCTGAGCCGCGTCGCCTAGTCTGGAGAGGTTGTCGTGGTATTCACGCAAGCTTATGAGGTCAGCTCGGATGTTGGCCAACCGGTCGGCTCCCCCTCCTTGGCCTCGCCCTCCCTTGCCCCCACGCAGTGAGCTATTAAGCTTTTCGTTGGCCTGCGCAAGCAACTTTGCAGCTTCTTCTTGCGAGATCACACCTTCAGCCGCCGCTTTCTCTATCTCACGAATATCCGCTCGGATCTTTTCAGCGGCCGGCGTATAGCTACCCTTTAGCTGCGCAACTCTGGTAAGGGATGTCTCTCCTGTTGCTGCATTTTTCTGCTCATCCTCAAGCTCTTTTATTTTTGCTTTGGCTGCCGCAACGCCTGAAAGAAGCTCTTCCTTGGCACCCGCTTTCATTTTGGACATTGCAGCCGAGTCACTCAGTAGCCGTAGGTTGTCCCGAATAAATTTCTTTTGGTCTTCGATTCGGATGTCAAATGTCGCTCCCTTCAAGCCCTCCGCCATTGATCTAGGCATGGCAATGCTATATGCCTTTTCGGCCTCTAATAAATTAGCCCGGTAAGCATTACTCCTAACTTTTATTGCATTCAGCTCATCCCGGCTCAAGGGGATCTCGTAGTACGCAGTCCCATCAAATAGTTTCTTCGTGCCCTTTCTCAATTCTTCATCCGCTTCAGCCATCCCTTTTTTCGCCAAAGCAATTTCTGTTTGCAGTGCCGCAAGAGGTGCCTTTGCAGCCGCACTCATAGCTGCAGATATTCGGCGGGCAGAGTTTTCACTAATTGCAGCCGCATCACCAGCCGCTTCGGCGATCTTGTCCCAGTTGTATACGACGACTGCCGCGGCTGCGATAAACAAGCCGAAAGGTCCACCAACAGCTGCCAGGGCAGCGCTGGCGCCCCGTGCCGCGATCCCCGCCATGGTCGCCGCCCGGGCATAGTTGTTTGTCGCCACCGTCAACGCATTTGTGGCTACAGTGTTTCGCGCTTTTGCTGCGGACAGCGCGGTTTGTGAGCCCCCTAAAGCTGCGCTGGCCTGCGCGCTGCGCAGGGCGGCAGCAGCATTGGTGGCCTCTGCCCTGGCGCTTTCCAAAGCCGCCGTGGCGGTGACGCGCGCAGCAACTCCTTGCTTGCTTGTGTCAACGATCAATTGGCCAAGAGCGCCCGAAGTCTTGCTGATGGCCAGCAGCGTCGCGCCCCCCAGTGCCCACGTCAGAGTTTTTCCTACGGTTTCGCTATTTTCCGACAAGAATTTAAGAGCATCGGTAGCCTTCGTTACCCCTCGGGTAAATGGCACCATGAATTCCTGACCCGCGGAGGTTTTCAAATCATCCGCGTAGCGCTTCATGGAGTTAAGTTGTTTGCCCGCTTCTTCCATCGAAGCCTCATAGGCGCCCGAGATCATCTTGCCCTTTTCCATCACTTCATTGACCCGGGCCTGAATCTTCTCCGTTTCAGACAAAGCGTCAGCCGTTTTGCCCAACTGCGCGGCAAGCTTCCGGTAACCCGCCTCAAAGTTCACGTTGATCCCGATGGTTCTGAGGATCTCGGTTTGAGCGGATTGAATGCCGTAGACCAGGCGGGTATAGGACTCGGATGAGTTCAGATTGCCGATCACCGCCGCATCCTGGGCGATTCTCGCGAGCTGAGTGGACTGCGACAAATCAACATTGGCTTGAATCATGCGAGCGATGTTTTGCCGGGACTCCAGCGCAGAAATCCCCGTCTGGCGCAACGCAGACTCGGTCTGCTGCAGCTGAACGGTGGAATACCCCGCATTCTTGCCCACGGTGTTCATGACCACGCCCAAGGTGTTGTAATGCGCCGCCATCAAGGTCACTTCCTTGGAGAACTCAAGCAACTTCATGCCGGAGTACGCTGCAACAAAGGACTTAATGACACTAGTGGCACGAGAAAAAGACGCATCAATATTGCTGGCCATCCTGGCTAAGCTATTTTCGGTGGCTGACCCAACTCTAGCCAAATCGCTCAACGCTCGGCCACTTCCTTCAATTTCTCTTGCATCTGCCCGTATAATTAGAGTCGCAATATCCATTGCACATCTCCAATAAAAAATGCCTCATCACATGATGAGGCACCGATATCAAACTCAAGTCAATCCGTCAAACGGACTCCAAGTACAGAATCAGCCTGCGCCACCTTTTTGCCATTTGGGTCAAAAAAGTATATTGTTCTAGCCATGCAATTTAGCACGGCATCTGCATCTGCTATTTTCTTAGCAACTTTTAACAAAGCTGCTTTTTCATCAACAAAGTTCACCATTTCAATTTCGAGACGCCCATTATATTCTGACACTTTATGATTGGACCGAACTGCTTCCATCAAGACTATTGCAGCCTCAACACCATCTGCACCATACTTTGCAATTGAATTGCACTCTATTAAATCCGACCCCTGCTTCACTTCTTTGCCTCCTGTGAAATAAGAAACACAAGAAACCACAACTAAGCTAAGAAAAGAAACAGCAATCCAAGCAACCATTTTGGCTTTAGCCTCTATTGAAAGCGCCATACCCCATCCTTTGTAACGAAGACTCCTATTTATTACACAATCTATTCCATGCTGAGAAAAACTCGCCAGGGTCATTGTCTTCAAGCTTAGCCAAGCTTGCATAAAAACCTTTACCGCCCTCAGCTCCAGGCCAATAAGGAACAACAAACCTTTGCCACCCAACGTATGCGCCCATTCTGTTTTTTGCATTCACCGATCCGCATATGTGGTTGCGTTCATTATTCCAGTAAACATTTTCAAATTTTGCTGAATCAATATCAAGCACGGCATTCTTCAGCAATGATTTTGCAACTCTTGTAGATGAGGTCGCGGCCATCCACGCAATCACCAAAACCATCAAAAGAATAATGACACTCACCACCACTACTGAAATTCTCTCAACATTGCTCATGCCCATCTCCCTCAGTCTGAAAAAATCGCACAAAGCTTTAGCACTTCCGTTCTACCTATGACAGCCAGCGTGTTCCCTTTCGCAAAACTATGTTTTATTTGTGCAACAGATAATTTGTACTGACAGGACATAAAAAAACCCCGCTCTTGCGGGGCTTCAATTTAACAATTGCAACTAAGTCGGTTAGAACTATTTGTTTTTTCCTGCACGACATGGCGAGGTCATGCCACATCTCCTGTTGCGATCAATTCGGCCAGCCTAGCCAGCCCCTTGGGGGTGATCAGCAACTGGGACGAGGATTCAACGTCCCCGCTCTTGTGGTAGATGGTCACTGGCCGGTGAACGACCAAGCCCTGCTGCTCCTTGACCGTGTACCCCACCGGCCGGTTATTGCTCTGGCACCGGTAGGCCCAACCAATGCGGATCAGGTAGGCGGTGAATTTGCCTGGCGGCACGCCCAGCGCCTTCGCCGCATCTGTCAGGCACAGCTCGCCCTCCGAGAGCGCGAGCCGCTCTTGGGCAGCGACTTTCGGCGCTTGCTCGGCCACCTGGTTCGCCAACGTCACATTCTGCTGCTCGACGATCTGCCGCTGCTCGAACTGCTCCGCCCAGGCGCGCGCCGCTCCAACACGTTAGGCTGGAACTGACAAAGCCCCGCAACTGCGAGGCTTTTGAAGTTCGTTGTGGTCTATCTTTATCCAACCTTTACCCGCGGCAGACAACCAAAGTGAATCATCACCGGACTAGTGCTACGCAGAAAATAAGCATACCTCTCAGAAAGATCATTGGCCCTAATTAAAGACCTTATCTCTGTTAATTTATTTTCTGCGCGATTCTTCTTCTCGATTGCTTCTTGGTCACCACATACTACTTGAGCACTTAAATTGACTCCTAAATCTGAGTATTCAGAGATTAATTTTTCAATGCGCCCCTCAGCCTCTTTTATCTTCGAAGACTTGCTAACTGCCACTTCTCTTTCTTTTAAACTTGTCAGTCCGACTTCATAACTATTCATTTTTCCATTTAACTCTGCACCTCTTGCAGCAATGTCCTGCTCTTTCTTAGTAACAATATCCTCTTTGCGTTCAAGTTCAACTTTCTTGGCCGCAAGCTTTCCTTCCTCATTTCTAATATACCTTTCAAACTCAACTCTTTTATCCGTAAACTTTACCTGTTCCTCATGTAGCTTGTCATTTTCTTTATACAGCCATAAGAAACTGACAGCAAATATTGCCGAGAACACTAATAAGACATAAACCGTTGGTTTGAAGTACTTCTCAGACGTCAGTGTTTTTGCAGTTTTCTCATCAACCATCGCTACCCCCTCTCACACCGCATAACAAAAATATATCTAGCCAATACATCCCGCGTGATCGCGAGGCTTTTCATTTGCACCAGCTCTCCTCAGTGGCGCTTACGGTAGTGGTCATTCGTCTCTTTGTTCTTGTAGTGGCCTCCCTTGTGTGAGGAGCCTTTGCCGCCGGCGTAGTGTCCACCGCCGTGCTTTCCGGCGAAGGAGATGGTAGGAACTGCCAGTGCCAGGGCTGCGATCAGCAAGAGAGCTTTTTTCATCTTTGTTGTCCTGTTGGGTCAAGGAGTCACCATTATGACATTGACAACAATCTAACTCCAGCATGAAGCTTGGCCATCAGCCCAACAGCCCAACAGCCCAACAGGACAACAGGACAACAGGACAACAGGACAAAAATATGCTCAGGCTAATCGCCCTCTCCACCCTTCTGCTTGCCGCCGGCCCCGTCAGCGCCAAACCGATGTCGGATCAGCAGATCAAGCGCGCCATCATCAAGGAGTCCATCGAGTCGTACTACGGCAACTGCCCGTGCCCGTACAACACCGTGCGCAATGGCAGCTCATGCGGATGCCGCAGTACGTACAGCCGGCCGGGTGGCGAGGCTCCGATCTTCTTCGAGAAGGATGTGACGTAGGAGATGGTAAGGATTGTCAAGGATCAACTTGATGCTAAATAATTGGCATGTATAATATCAACCTCATATACCATGAAAATCACACAGCAATGACAGACCAGCAAAATCTTAGTAATAAAGATATAGAAGAATCTTGTACTGATTATGAGTTTTACGCATTTGGAACTGCAAAGATATTTGAAAAACGATACCAATCAATCCAAAATAAAACCCGCATAATTACCTTCCTAGGCATCATAAATCCTCTGTTGATCGGCTCTGCAGCTTTAGCATTCGGTATCAAATGGAGTTTTTTGCCATACTTTATTTACATGGCAGGCATTATTGGAGCTGCCCAATTAATATTTTCAACATGGTCTGTTGTGGATAAATGGGATGACAAACTCTCCTATTCAATCGAGTCAACAATAAGCAATACCGCTCTTTATAACTCTTTCAAGAAGATACCACGACTCGGCTCTACAATGCAGCAAAGAAAATTTGACGAGTCCGTGCGCGAGTACGAAGAAAGAGAAAGAAATGATATGAAACAGTCGATAACTGAAAAGGAAAAACGTTTCGCAAATCGTTCCGCTCTTATTTACTATAAAAAGTCTTGCCATTTATGCAAAGAAACACCAACCACCATAAAGCCGTCCAAATGTGATTCTTGCGGCAATTTTTAAAGGAAATTAAATTGGAAATCAACCTAGAACAGCTTGCAATTGCATTTAATAGCTTAAGCCAGAAAGATCAGGCAAATGTTCTCAAAGTACTCGCGGAGATTTTCAACAATTCACTTAATGGCAAGCCGAAATCATATAGATCCATATGCACTGAAGACTCCAGCAGAACCATGATTAACTTTGCCCCCGCCCCTGGGCGGTGTTCAAAGTGCGGGAAATAAAGTAAAAAGCCCATCACAAGATGGGCTTTTTACTTTCTCGCTAGCAACGCCATAATCACCACCGACCTCGCCTCATCATCCTGCATCTGCTCTGCCAGCAACGCACCATCGCCCATGGCCTGGACCTCTAGGTAATCTAGGTCCAGCATCACCTCCCAGCCGCGGTGCTGGCGCGAGAAAAGCCTCTCCCCTGCGGCAATGTCACCGTAGCTCAGCGGCTGTGGGCCATGCCCGGAAGAGTGGCGGCCGGCGGAATCAGCTTGCCAAACCTTCTCGCCACATGAATCACCCACAACCCTTGTCAAACTGTATCCGATCGGATACAGTTTGAGCCATGAACACATTTCTGACGACCGCAGAATTCAATGCTTGGCTGAGCCAGCTTCGCGACCCGATTGCTAAAGCCCGCATTGCCATTCGAATCCGCTCGGCCGAACAAGGAAATTTTGGAGACTGCGAGCCAGTTGGCGACGGCGTCTCAGAAATGCGAATCCATACCGGCGCCGGTTACCGGGTGTATTACACGCGGCGCGGCCAGGTGGTCTATCTGTTGTTATGTGGTGGAAACAAGTCGAGCCAGAAGCGCGACATCAAACACGCCAAAACCTTGCTCAAAAATCTGCCGGAGTAAACCATGGAATCGAACCTGCAACCGTTTGACGCGGCCAACTATCTGGATAGTGAAGAAACCATTGCCGAGTACCTCAGCGCCGCGCTAGAAGACCCCAATCCGGATGTTTTTCTAGCCGCAGTACGCGATGTGGCGCGCGCGCGTGGAATGGCTCAACTGGCCAAAAATTGCGGGATGGGGCGTGAAAGCCTTTACAAAGCGCTGTCTCCCGGCGCAAAACCACGCTATGACACTATCCTCAAGCTGATGCGTGGGCTGGGGGTCAAGTTGCACGCCAGTCCTGTCGAGGACTGATGCTGCGCGCGGTCTAAGCCGTAAGGAAGTCGTAAAACGCTGCTCAAACTACCCGTACAGTGATTTAGATTATTGAACGACAGCCAAGCCCTTGCCGCTCAGGCGCTGAGCATTCTCATCAAAGCCCGCGACCGCGCCTCATCGTCTTCAAGCACATCTAGCATGAATGCCTCCTCGTCCATCGCCTGGATGGTCAAAAACTCAACATCCAGCCGCCGCAGCAAGGTGTACTCCCATGCTCGCGGCCGGCGCTGCGTGATACGCGCCCACGCCTCCATTTCCAAACAAGCCAGAGCCTGCGGACCGCAGTCCGAGTACTGCCGCCCTGCCGATATCTCGCAAAACCACGCCCACAAATAAGCCGCCTCATTGGGCAGTTTTAGCTTGTTGACGTGGCCTTGCTTGCGCAACGAACTGCCCTGCTTCAGCCGCTTGTCGAGTCGGAATTCCTGGTCTGCGTAGGCTCTGACGGTGGCGCAGGCGGCGGCAGGAATTTTCCCAAGTCGGCGCTCTGGCTGATCACGGCATCGCGGATCCAGGCAGCCTTGCTGTAAAGCCGCTGAGCGTTCTGAGGGGTGAACGCGAAAGGCGCGCCGTTTTCCGTCAGCCCTGACCATCCGGCGGTGCGCGCGACGGCGATGCTGACTAACAACTGCTCCCGCTCCACATAGCTCAGCGGATCCGCACGTTCCCTGCCGGCGGTATTGGCTGCGGCCAGCCTGGCCACGTCGTCGTCGTGCAATTTTCGCTGCAGTTGCTGGGCCTGCTCCGACTCGGCGGAAAACACCTCAACCTTGACCTTGGTGTCTTGCCCGGTCACATAGTGCTTGAGCGTGAATTCGTGTGTTTTCTCGCCCACCACCAGCAAATCGTCATTGATGTCCATCGTGCTTAGGCCCCCTTCTTCACCACCGGCTTTTGCCATTCGACCTTGCCGGTAATGCTCAGCGCGGCCGTGCTTTTGATCACAGCATCGACGCCGCCCTTGAGGTCGAAGGACATCACTAGGGCAGAAAACAGCCCAGTCCAGCCGTTCGGCAAAACCAATTTGAAACGCCTAGGCTCCACGTCGGACTGCGCTTCGTCCAGCAGGGTCTGGCCGGGGTCGGTATAAACCCGGTTCACTTCGATCTGGAAGCCGCCATTGTCGGCGAGCCCTTTCCTTTTCTCCTTCGCATCACTGTCCAGCGTGGTCACGTCGATTTCGGAGGCTTTGCCGTCAAAGCCGCTATAGGACTGGATTTCCTTGACCTGGACAAACTCCGGAGTGGTGCCGGTGGACTCGATGAAAAACTTGGTTTTCTGGGCGGAAATGGCATTGGAAGTCATTGCTGGATCCTCAAAATGGCAAACCCGCCAATAGGCGGGTCTGTGTCGATCAAAGCCGGCTTCAGATCGTCGAATAGCGAATCGTGACCGGCACGATGTAATGGGTGTCTGACGGCAGACCTGGCGAGCGATAAGGCGTCTTGCTGATCCTGACCGGACCGATCACCTCGTCGGCGACAAACACGTCGCGCAACTCATCGGCCAGGCCCTCCGCTTGCTGCGGGCCGGTGCCGCTCGGCGTGCAGATCGACACCTGGAACACGCCGTATTCACGGATGCCGCTGTCGAGATCCATGTTCACCGGCTCGGCCGGCATCAGGAACACTTTCAGGTAAACGTTTGCCGGCGGATTGAACGCTACGCCCTCCCAGGCAACGGGAACCCCCTTCGTATCGGCCCAGGCCAGCAAGCGCGATTCCAGCGCGCCGCGAATCGCCATTGTCACCTCCCATATCTAGCGACGGTTTCGGCCAGCGCCAGGCGCGCCATTCCGGCCGGCGCCTTGGTATGCGACCAGCCGTCAAATTCGATGCGATAGGCGTAGGGTAGGTTCGTCATCAACGTCATCACTCCTCCATGGGTAAACACCCCTGGCCTTAGCGCCGCCACCACCCGCCCCAATGCCTGGCTACCGGCCTTGTCCATGCCGTCTTGCGGGCCAGGCGTCGGCGTCACGCCAACACCCCAGGAACCGCGCAGCCGGCCGGTGTCCACCGGCGTTTTCAGGATCACCCCACGGAACAGGTGCAGGGTGATTTCACGACACTTGGCGTCCAGCGACTTCTTGGCGCCATCTGCGAAGCGCTCGAGATCAACGGCGAATGACATGGCTACCTCCTGAGCTGCAGCGTGTGCATGACGATCACGCCGCCCGGCTCCGGCTGAATGGTTTTGATGTTGATCACCCTCCAGACCTCTTCCTTATCGCCTGACTTGGGGCTCACCACCAGCAGATGCCCAGGCGCCGGCGTCGCCTCGCATACCGCGAACAAAGCCTTCTTGTCTCCGACCTGAATCGTGGAGCCGGGGGCAAATGCTTGTCCCGAAGCAATAAACCCGAAGTCGGAAAACACCGCGTAGGAGCCAAAGTCCTGCCAGCGGTTGACCATCCCCTTGCCTGGCACATAGCTTTCGCCAAGGCTGACGCGCAACACTACCGGGCCGCCGTCCTCACGGATCTGCCGTGTCGCATCGTCGCGCTCTTGCGTATAGTCGGCCATCTCACCCCCGAATCAGCTTGATGTGGCAGGCCGCGGCCAAGTAAGGCTTCAGCATCGCGTTGACCAGCGGGAAGCGCGCGGCCGCCGTTCGATTGATGATGGGCTGCGCGAAATCGGTCACCAGCGATTCCGTTTGCTTGCGGGTCACCATGCCGCGCTCGACCCGGGCCATTGACTCGGCCAGGTCGTCCACCAAGGCCAGTTCCATTTGCGCCGTCTTGACCCGCACTGGCAGTCCAGCCGGCGTTCGGGGAAACGCCAGCCCCTGCGACACGTTGACCGGTTTGCCGGCGAACTGCCACATGCTGGAGAGATAGAGCGCCGCATAGCGCAGGCGCCGCTCTTTCATCGCCTCGCTCAAACCACTCCAGGCCCCATTGCCATGCTCCAGATGGTGGCCGTCCGCCTCCTTGAGCGTGACCAAGCTCTCGGCGTCGGCCCGGCCGCTGCCATCCTCGACGATTAAAGCCATCTCCTCATGCCTCAGTCGTGCCCACGCCGGCCGCGGCAGGACGCCTTCCCCGCTGCGCCTTCGCGGCGGGCGTCGCCAAGCCAGGCGCAGCCTGCAAGCCAGCCGCTGGCCGTTCGTTTGCCGGGCCGTCTTGGTCGCTGTGCTGCGCCGCCACCTCCGGCAGCAACTCCACCGGGACCTCAAAAGCCCGGTAGGCCTCGACAATCTCAGGCCAGTCCCCCTCCACCAACACGCTGGAAACACCCTTTTCCGGCCCCTGAAAAAACCTAGGGTTTCGATACAAGCCGCCCGGCTCAAACCCCTCGGTCCTGCTTGTGTAGATCAGATTCACCTTATCCTCCTGAAACCGAACGGGCCGCCGCCCTGGCCCTTACTGTCCGTGGCTCAGATTGATCACCACGCCGGCGGTGGACTTATTACTGGTAGCATGCTTCTGCCAACTGGCGCTGGAACCCACCGTGGCGAGGTTCGGGTTGGCGCCGGCGGTTTCCTTCCAGCTGTAGCCCATCACATCCATATTGAACACGCCCTCAGCCCGGAAGCCGATTTCCAGGTTCTCGCCATCGTTGATCGGATAGGAGCGGAAGCCCGGCAATTGGGACTCGTTGATGTTGATAGCGCCGCGTTGCAGGCCGAACAACACGTCCTGCGGCGATTGATCGGTGACCAGCACCGGCTTGCCCAGCGTGCCAGGCACGCCTCCGTAAATCACCAGACCAGCCTCTTCGTAGATTTTGGCTGCAATCGCTTCATCCACGATGTCGAAGTAAATGTTCGAGTCCATGACCCAGATGGCGATGCGGTTGAAACGGTCGCCGAACTTACGCAAGCCTTTGGTCAGCGTCTTCCTGCCATCAACGGCAATATTCGCCTTGGCCACCATGTCCTTGTTGCCGCCGATGGCGGCTTGCAATGCCGCGGTGGAATACTGGATGTAGCCGGTCAGCACCGCGTCGGCGTAGTCCTGGCCGACCAGCACGGAAAACTCCTCCGGGTCGCGGCTGCGGCGCTTGAACGCCTCTTCGGAGGTCGAGTACGGGCCATACTTGAAGGGCACCTTCACGCCGACCATTTCGCTGGCGCCGACCTTCTTCGTGTCAACGCGCCCTTCGGAATTGACGTCGCGGTGTTCGATGACCCCGCCGATTTTGTAGAAGGCTCGCTTGCGGAAGTCGCCGATGATGTTTTCATTCGACAGGTCAAACGCGCCGTTGGACGCGCCGTTGAACACCTCCAGCACATCCTGCATCCGCTCCAGATAGGCGGTTTGCGCCAGATCATCGTAGATCACCATGTCTTTGTTGGTCGTGGTCATGCCAATGTCTCCAAAATAAAAAACGCCCGGTTAGGGCGTGAAAAACGATAACGAACTGCCTGGGTCACTGCGGCAATTTCAGATAGGCCTGCTGACCGTACTTGGCGATGAATTCCCGCATCTGCGTAGCGCTCATCTCCGAGCGTTTCACGCCCGCGCCATGAGCGCCGCCGGCCGTGCCCGAGCCACCCTTTGCCGGGAAAAACCACGGCGCCTTGTCCTTCAGCTCAGCGAACCAGGAATCCACGGTCAGCGGCTTGCCCTTGCTGTCCAGCGAGCTATCCTTCGCGACGAGTTCGCCGCGCTCATCCAGCTTGAACACGTCCATCGCCCGCCGCATGATGTCTTCCGACGCTTCGTCGATCGCGCCGTAGCGTTTGGCCGTGGTGGCCACTTCGCCGCGAAACTCCTTGCGCTCCGCGCGCGCCAATTGATCGTCACGTCGCGTGATCTCCTTTTTCAACTCCTCCAGTTCCTTGTCATGCGATTCCTGCATCCGTGCGGTTCGCATCTCCAGCACCGTATCCAGATCGCCTTTAGCGATCAGCGCGGCCTCCTTGTCGTTGGCGAATTTCTGCAAGATGTTGCGCACCGCATCGGGGTCGATGCCGTCGAAACGCGCCAGCTGCTCGGACTGGGTCTTGAGCGAGCCCTGCAACTCGGTGTTCTCCGCGCGCAGGCCGGCCAGCTCTTTTTCCAACGTGGCCAACTCAACGCTCGGCTTGCCCTCCTCGCCGCCGCCAGGCCCTGCGGCGGCGGCGCCCTCCGTTCCGCCGGCTCCGGCGCCGCCGCCCTCGCCGCCGGCCGGCGCGCGCAGGTAATACTTGATTGCTTGATTTCGATATTTCACGCTTTGATTCCTTCGGGGTTGCTCGGGCTGCGCCCAAATAAAAAGCCCCGGCAAGAACCGGGGCTGAATAAACCGAAGCCCGCTTTCGCGGGCGTCTCTTTACGACGGGTAAGGCTTTGCTTTCAATAGATGGCTGACGATGGCGCCGTCCTTCCATCGATCCGCCATCTCCATGATGGCAAACCGGTACTGGGCGCCGGCCTGTTCGGCAGCGCCCCAGAACAAGGGCACGATTTCCGTCTCAGCCACCCCGCGATCCAGGCAGTAGTAAGCCAGTCGCGAATACTCCAGTTTGCTGACGTGCAATCGCTCGGCAAAGGCCTTCACATCGAGGTAAAGCGCCGGATGCTCATGCTCAAGCTGCAAGTGAGCCAGTTCGCCGTTGCGCCATTGGCTGCCAAGCCGTGCTTCCGACTCTTGCCACTCGGCTTCCGTCATCTTTTTCAGATTCATCGCCTGATCCTCGCCGCCTTGCGTTCAAGCTCGTCCAGAGGCAGGCGGTTGCCTCGCTGGTCCAGCAAATCGATCAAGGTCAGCTTCTTGTCCTGGTAGAGCTGAGCCCTGCCCTTGCCCAACATCCGGTCCAGATAGCTGCGGTCCTTGCGCTGCAGGAAGGCGTCAAACGATAGATCGGCATCCACATAGCCTTCGTCGCTGGAACGTCCCCCGCCCAGCAGTTCGTTGTCGCTCTTGAGCCAGGGCATCAACACCGTTCGGCAATTCCAATGCAATGGTGGTTTCCGAAACGGCAGAGAATGCCCAACGGGCCTACCCTCCATATCCCAACGCAGCAGGTTGCGCGCGGCGCATTCAATCGTGGTCCGGCTGTCCAGCGTGGCCAGCGCCACATAACCCTGCACAATATCGCAATTGGCCTGGTACAGCCCGGTCATGGCTTCATTCGCCACCGACTGGACCGCGGTTCGCACCAAGGCCATCGCATCGCGCTGGGCAATGTCGAACAACTCCCGGATCGAACGAGCGATCTGATCGTTGGTCGCGCCATTCACGATTCCGCTGCGGATGATGCCGGCGCCGCGGAACTGCATACTGCCTTCGTGACGCAACCACCAGTCCTCGATGAGCGTACCCTGAATCAGCTTGCCGCGCGCCAGGGCCTCAATCACGTCGGGCCCCGGCAAGCCAGCGAAAGAGACGCCCAGCGCAGGCGCCAGCACCTCAACGCCCCATTGCGCCTGAACCGTCGCCAACGCGGCGAGCTGATCATCCATCAGCTCGGCGATATCGCCATAGCCCTGTCCAAGCGTCGCCTTGATCTGGGCCAACAGCCGCCGCGCGCGCCGCGACTGAAAATCCGTCAAGCGGTCAAATTGAACCCCGCCGATCAAGGCTTCGACTTCCAGTCCCAACTGGCGCAGCATCTTGGCGATTTGTTCGCGCACATCGGCGTCATATCGCAAGAGCTCAAGTTGACGCTCCGTCGCGGTATCGAACAGCGTGATCATAGCGTCGGGGCATCGGTTTCAATGCGGGCCTGTTCGTCTTCCCAGGACTTCTCGTCCAAGGCGGGAATCAGGGTCTGGCAAATTTCGAAGGCGGACTGCTTGCTGAGCAAGCCTTGCGTCTGCATCTCCAGCACCTCCTTCACCGCCACCTTGCTGGCCGACATCAAGTCCTTCAGCTCGACACCGAGTTGCACGCTACCGCCCTCGTTCACCTCAGCCCAATCCGCGATCAACTGCAATACCTGGTCCAGGGAGTCTTCCAGCGCCTCGCCCATGGCCGCCAAGCGGGAAATCATCTTGGCCTGCTCTTCGCCGGCTTGACGGTCCGACATCGACAACACCGACTTCGTGGTCAGTTTGGCGCCGGCAGTGTTCATCTGCTCCTCCAGCGCAGTCAACGCGTTCTGCCCGACCGTCACCGACTCCGCGCTGCCTTGCACTACGCCAATAGTGCCGCCCCTGGGCAAAGGAATCAGGCCATCAGCGCTGGCCTTGATGCTCAACGACTCATCCTCCACGCCCGAGACGTAGGCCATCCTCACCCGCGCGAACTGTACCGACCGGTCCTGATCGCTTTGTTCGCGCCAGTGCTTCACGTTCAGGTGCGCCAGCTCCAGCAAGGCCGGCGCGCCGCACATAAAGCGGGTGCGTTCGCTGTAAATCGGCACCACCGGAATCGTGGCGACGCCCATGGCGAACGATTCAACCAGGCTCCAAGCTGTTTTTCCGCCCTGCTTTCGGTAGATGGAGCACTTCCCCGGCTCCAGCACTTTGATCTGATCCTCCTCGCGTTCCCCAAAGTCCCCATCGTTGACGATCACTTTTTCCATGAAGCGGAACTGAGTGAGGCGTTTATCCGTTTCGCGCCAGCCCAGCACGGCGGTTCGCGGAATCAGCACGCAATAGGGTCTGACGCCCCCGCTCCTTGCGTCCGCCAGCGTCGCGCCGACCTCGATGCGCTGCTGATCGACCAGGACATAAGTCACACCGCGATGGAAAGCCTGCAGAAAAGCGTCATGCGCGAAAGTGTGCAAATTCCGTTTTTCGCGATCGACATCGGCCAGCAAGGCCGGCGGCAAGCCGCTTTCCACCCGCAACGGCTTGGCGAATACCCGCCCCACCATCTGGTCTACCGTTTCCGTATAAGCCGGCAACAAGGTAGAAGCCTTCAAGCGGCGCTGATAATCGTCGTCCTCCTCCAATGGAAACGCGGGCAGCAAGGCCTTGCCGGCGTTGCGCATGCCGCTGGTGCCGCCAATCAGGGCGGCGATCATCACGTCATGCTCGGCCATGGATTTGACGGTTTGGCTTTTTATGCTCGGGTCAGACATGGCGCGCTGTCGCTCCTACCAAGAAAAATCCCGCCTGCCGGCGGGTCAATATTTGAGTGGTTGACGCTTCACCGTCACCCGCTTGCTGAGGACTCGGTATCGGGTTCCATCCCAATCGTGGTCCACCGCATCCGAGTCCACGTCGTCCGGGTTGTCTTTGTCGCGCGGCAAGATCGGGATCCGACTGATCCAGCCGCGGCAATGATCGAACACGTAGAACGCAGGTTCTTCCGGCAACCCTGATTCCTTGTCGGCGGCATACAGCGCCGCTTCCAACATGTCGCAGAAAACGGCGGCGCCGTTGACTCTGGATCCTGGACGCTTGTCCGAGTCCGTCCAGCGCACGCCCTGCCTTGCCATCTTGTCGGCGATGCTCAGTTCGTGGTCGCCGCTGTTTTTGATCATGGAGTCCGCGGGCCCGGGGCGGACATTGGCACACAAGCCCGGCCGCACATTCAACTGCCCTTTTTGGAGGCTGGCAGGCCGTGCCGCCGCGCCGCCGGCAAGATGCTGGTCTATCCATTTCACGCCCTTGGCCACATCGGTGGAGCTCATGTTCAAACCGACATTGAGCTGGTCCGGCTCGCAGCCATACCATTCGCCAATCAGGAACAAAGTGCCCTTCGGGAAACGTAATGATCGGTCGCCCAACTCAAATGCCTCGCCATTCGACTCGGCCCACCACAGATTGGAGAATGGCTTGCTCTCGCCCCAGTCGTGGCTACGATCCACTTTCCAGCCGGGCGGTATCTTGAATGGCCGGACCACATGCACCGCCTCGCGCCACAGGTGATCGAAACGGCCGCCGCTGGTGACATCCCAGGAACCCTCCACCCAGGCTTTGCGCTTGTTCGGATCCTTGATGTTCATCAGCGTGGCGATGTACACCGGATCCAGGTAGGGGTTCTCCTTGAAGCTGCCGTGAATGGCCACCCGCGTCAGCGTGATTTCCTCTTCCTTACGGGTCTGCGGGTTGTGCACGATCTGACTCGTGCGCAGCACCCGGCCGCGCGGCATCGGTTCGATGAAACGCCGCTTGACCCAGGCATGGCCTACGCCGAACGGATTGGTCGTGCTGATCGTTTCCAGGGGGATCGATGGCAACACAGCCCCATCCTCCAGCGGGTAGTTCTCCGGTTTGAAGGAGCTGCGCCGGCACGACATCATCGCGTCGTAGAAATCCATGCTTTTCTGCTTGGTCAGCTCGTTAAACCCGATGAAGGGCAGCTCCTGACCATGGAAGGCCCAGTAATCGTCCTCGTCGTCGCCGAAGCGGAACAGCAACTCCTCGCCAGTCGGCCAGACCCAGCGCAACTCGGAGGGCGAACGCAGAAAGCGGGCGCCATCGTTGAAAAGCTTGAACATCCGGTTCGACTGCGTGATGACGTCGGCCAGGTTCTTGTACTCGACATCAAAGATCACCCCTCGCCAGAAGCTGCCATAGCCCAAGCCCACCCGCTGGCGAAACTTCATCAACTGCGCGGCCGTTTTGCCGGGGCCGCGCGTGCCTTCGAGCAAGATCTCATTGCACGGGCAGGACAATGCCAAGGACTGCGAGCCCGGCAAGGGCCGCCAAACCGCCCTGTATTCCGTGCGCGCCCTCATGACTTACCTAAAATCTTGTTTTGATGTTGCTCGGCCACGGCCTCCCAGCCCTCGACGCTGTCCGCGGTCGGAACCGGCACAATATTGTGCGTCAGGTCGCCGCCCTGCTTTTCGTGCTCCTTGCGACGCCGGTCCAGATCAAGCCGCTTCAGTTCCAGTTCCACCTCGCCCAACAGCAAGGATTGACGGCGCGACTCAAGGGACTCAATCCGCGCGGTGAGCCGGTCAATCAAGCCGGCGTAATCCTTGACGCGGTAGGTGTACTCTTCAATCACCCCTTCTTCCTCGTCATCAGGTATGCCCCCGAACAGCACCGGCTTTACCGTCTTACTTTCCAGCTCCAGCGGTTCAGAATCCCGCTCCGCGGCAAGTGCCCGCATTAACCGGATTTTGGTGAGCCGTAGTTCCTCGTCCACCTGGCCCAGCTCTAAGCCAAGAGCAATCGCCTCCTCCTCCTCGGAAAGAAATTTGCTGTACAGGCTGCCTGGCCTGGCTGCATTGCGGTTGCCCCTGGAGTCTCTCGGGCCCGTGCTTTTGCCCCCGTGCAAGGCGCATCGATTCTTCCCCTTTAAGGGCCTGCGCTGACATGCCCCGCCTGTCCGGGTCTTTGCCCCACAAACAGTCATGGACACCTCATGTGAAAAAAGGCCCGCCAAAGCGGGCCTATGCCAACATTCAAGTTCTCGATGGACGTTCTTGGATTGATCACCGGAACAACATCACTTGCTGCTGCCCCATACCCTCCATAAAAAGGAAAGGCCGCCTATTTCGGTGGCCTCTCTTTCTGCTCGTCTACGAACCACTTGATCGGGAGTTCGCCACGCTCGCGGCGCGCCGCGACTGCGCGCCACCCGAAGGTCGAAAAGTAATGGATCCCGGCCTGGCGGTCATGAAACCGCGGCCTCCCATGAAAGCCCGCATTTAGCTGCCGCTGGAGCGCGAACGACTCGGCGCGCTTGCTCGGCGCGAAAAAAAACCGCGCACAGCGGTCGCGGCTCGACTCAGAAAGTTTCTCACAACGTCAATCCTTCACAAACGACAGCCAGTCCTTGTCGATCTTGCCGGTTGACTGGAAAGGCACCTGCTCAGCCGGCAGATCAACCCCCATAAGCCTGGCGACCTCCTGGCCGTCTAAATATTTGTCGCCAAGCTCAATCCACTTCATAGCCATCAGAAAGCGCTCTTTTTGCGCTCGGGACTGAAAGCACACGGCGAACCAGTATTCCGAATCCACAACCAGCTCAAACCGTTTGTCTTCGTTCTTCGCTCGCTCACGGAACCCTCTTTGCACAGCATCCAGATCAGCAAGGCTATCCGCTTCAATGTCTCCAGTGGGATCTGGCATTTGCACCAGCGCCGGCGCCTTGCGCGCCACCTTGGCCAACTCTGCGCTTTCACGAGCGCGCTTGGCCTTAGCCTTTGAGGCCTGGATGAGTTCCTGCTTTTTGGTAAGCTTTTCTTCAGCCATGCGTCTTCTCCCAGCGGAACACCTCAAGCTCGATCAAGGGAAACCATTCCAAAACCTTTTTGTAATCGCGTGGCAGGTGCTTTTTCATCGGCAAGATAAAACGCAGGTCCAGGCCATCGAAAGATCGCCCCCAAATTTTGTAATCGACGGGCAGCCGAACATTTGCCTTCTTGAACGCGGTGATTAAATCAGCCTTCCTCCAATCCCAAACGGGATGAAAGCGGAGTTGTTTGTAGCTAACCGGCCCATGCGTCATGATGGCGATTCTGCGCATTGGACTGTCCGCCGCGCGAACCCCATCTGCTACCAACATGTTTTGTGGCAAGCCCTCACTCTCCACGATCGCCCGTTGGATGTCGGTGTACTCAAAGTTAGGCAAGCCGGCCTGCTCGATTACCCGGCATCGCTCCGGGGGCTGGAAAATGAAGCTGTTCAACCAGCGATGCAATGACGGGTGCGGCAAACGCTTGATCTGAACGCCAAAAAAGCGTTCATAATAATCAATTGACTCCTCAACAAACTCCAAGCCAGGCACCAGATAAAGATAATAGGGATGCACCGCGTCAAAATGAGGCTGTATGGCCAACATTGCCGCGATAGCATCCTTCCCAGTCGAAAAAGCCAGTAGCGTTTCACTCTGCCTCTTCCTGACCGCCTTTATGGTTTCCTCGCCTGATAGTGGCTGAGTCACGGCGTCCCTCCCCATATTCGACCAAAACCGGCCTTTTCTACTAAAATTGCCCAGCAAGCATAGGGAATGGGCTTATCGGGCTCTCCAATCCATCGTCGTACTGTTCGCGAAGTCACTCCGACTAATTCTCCGACATCACTACCCGTAAGGTTGCCTGCGCCTCTTAAAATCAATTTTATTTCTTCAGGCGTCGGCGGCATCCAACCCTTGGCAAACGGCAAAAAACATTCGGGCCGAATCGTTCCGCCATACACTTGGATTTTTTCCATTGCTATTCCTTGCTTCGTTATTAGGCGGGCAATGCCCGCCAAACGCTATAGCAAACCTTTATCAGCAAATGAGAATGTTGTATTGCCAGCCACAATAACATGATCCACCAATTGAACTTCAATCACTTTTAGACTGTCATTCAGGGACACTGTTAGGTTTTTATCAGCCGGTGACGGATAGGCCACTCCACCAGGATGGTTGTGACTAATAATGATAGCTGCCGCATTATGGTGAAGAACGGCTTTAATGATCTCGCGCGGATAGACGCGACATTCTGTCAAACTCCCAACGAACATGGGCTCATACGCAATAAGTCGCATATGAACATCTAAGAAGATTAAAGATAAAATCTCCTGTTCCTCAAGAGCCAATTGCAACACAAGATATTTTTTCACCAAATCCGGACTATTCAACAGAACTCCAGGGCGCTTTAAATGGCTTTCAACTATATCTAGAGCCTTGTTGATAGCCTTGATCTCATTTGCATTCATCGGTTTGCTCCGGTTTTGACCTGCCAGAAGGCGGCCTTCACAAGCAATTTAGGACATTATGTCCTAACGGTCAAGCCACAAAATCAATTTGTTGCATACATGCATCATTTTACACAAAGGAGCTATATACCCTTGATTGCTAGGACATTTTGACCTAACTTCCCCACTGAAGGCCAGCTCATGCTAGGTCACAACCGGAGAAATCTGATGACTACGACAAGAGACCATATCCAATCCGCTAAAGTCCCTACATGCTCGCGCAGCCAGTTCCTTCCTGACTTTTTTGGGCTCAGCCTGATGATTCAGGGCGAAAATTTGGTTTACTCTTGGATGGAGGCTCTATCCACTGACTACAACGGTGGATCTTGGATATTCTATAAATTATCGAATAACGGGTATTTTATGGCTCCCGATGCAAGACAGAATTTCAAAATCTCATGCCCAGGCAATTATTTTGAAGGCGAAATGTCTGCACCGGCAGCCGGTATAGTTGCCACGCTTTTTGCAATTAACCAGTTGCTATTCAGCAAACTAAGCCCCCGCTCTACCGAGCATTTGACTCATTGCTATCACCGGTTGCTGGCGTTTGCAAAGCAGCATGAAGAAGCGAGTCAAATCCTCTCCGCAATAGACTAAGTAGACGAACACTCCATCACATAGCCCTGATCAAGTGCCCCGCGATCCACGCCGCGATTTGCGGGGCAACGGCGTTGCCGGCAGCATGAGCCTCTGTAAAGTTGGTCGCATCCAGTCCGAGGCAAAGCCCATGATCGTCAGACGCTCGGGCCCTGTCAGCCATCGCACGCCATCCGTTGGACTCAACGACGATGTTGGCGCCGCTAAGATCAACCTGGCTAGGCGATGATCCTGCAAGTAAGGTAGGAAAAGGTTTCTGCGATTGTCCCGTAATCTCCTGCCTTGGTAACACTCCCATTGGCGCGGCGTCAGCCAGCAACTCCACGGGGGGATGCTCGCGAAGACCTGCGACAATGAATACCCTTCGGCGGCTCGTGGGGATTCCGAAATATTGAGCATTAAGCACCCGCCAATATCCCACATACCCGCATTCGGCAAGCGTTGAAATGACTTCCTGGAAGTCTCGGCCATGTCCGCAAGAGAGCAGCCCCGTGACGTTTTCAAGGACCAGCCAGCGAGGCTGAAGCTCGGTTGCAATGCGGCAGACTTCGTAGAACAGCCCTGAGCGTTCGCCCTCCAGCCCTCTTCGCTTGCCCATGGTTGAGAGGTCTTGGCATGGGAAACCTCCGACAATGACGTCAACCCGTTCAAGGCCGGCGCCGACTGCTCGGACGTCTTCATACTGCTTTGCATGGGGGAATCGGTCGGAGAGCACTGCTCTGCATATGGGGTTGATTTCGACTTGCCAGACCGTTCTGAATCCTGCGTTTTCAAACCCAATGTCAAATCCGCCGATCCCGGCGAACAAGCTTCCAACTGTTGGTTTTGCTGAGGCATCCATGAGCACCTTGATGGCTGGCGCTCATGGACGCTCTGGATAGGGGCTCTAGGCCCTCCAGGTATTGATCATCTTGCACCGCGGACATTTAATCGACAAATACGAATAAATGCCCTCCGCAAGCTTTCGTGAACAGTGTTTGCAACGGACCTCAATTGCCACGAATTTACCCGCTCTTCTTGTTTTTGATGTGTGGAACGCAACTTCGGCACCACGTCGTCAATATACTAAAGCCTTGTGTTTATTGATATATGACCTGCCCAATTTCATATATGCCGAACTGCAACAATTTGAACAAGCTAGCCGGCTTTAGCGCCAAAGCGGATTCATGGCCTCTTCCCTTCAGCTGTCGCTGGGCCATCTGGCGTGAAGAAATATGACAAAAAAAACTAACCAGTATTGATAATCATTCCCGTTTGTGGTGTAAGATTGCGGCTCTCACTTGATCTGCCCACGCATCATCGCGCAGGCATGGAACCGCATCGGCACGCCTTCTTATGACTTTGACCGCTTCTCGCCTCCCCGTCAGCGCCGCGCAGCACGGCATCTGGATGGGGCAGCAACTTTCCCCGGACAACCCGAGTTACCTCACCGCCGAAGCCACGGAGTTGCGCGGCGCGTTGAACCTGGATGCCTTGCGCGACAGTGCCGCGGAGGTGTTGGCTCACTGCGCGGCGCTGAACATGCGCTTCGAGTTTGACGGCAGCCAGCTGTGGCAGCAGCCGGTGGCCGCACAGGCGGAGATTGCCTGCCTGGACTTCAGCGCGGAAGCGGAACCGGAAGCGGCGGCGCGGGCCTGGGTGGCTCAGGCGCTGGCGCGGCCGTGCGATCCGGCGCGGGACGCGCTCTATTTGGGCGCGGTGTTGAAGCTGGGGCCGGAGCGGCACTGGTGGTATCTGCAGACCCACCATATCGCGCTGGACGGCTTCGCCTACGGCCTGCTGAGCCAGGCGCTGGCGGCGCGCTACAGCGCCCGCGTCAAGCAGCAGGCCCTGCCGCCGCTGGCGGATTGGTCGCTGGACAAGATCGTCGCCGCCGATCACGCCTACCAGGCCAGCGAGGCCTGCGCGCAGGACCGCGCCTTCTGGCTGCAGCGCCAGGGCCGGCAGCCGGCGGCCAGCACGCTGGCGCCCGCCGCCTTGCTGGCGGACGGGGTGAACAAGGCCGAGCAATGGCTGAGCCCGGCGCAGATCGCCGCCTGGCAGGCCTCCGCCAAACAGCACGGCGTGGACTGGGGCGCTTGGCTGCTGGCGGCGGTGGGGGCTTGGCTGGCCAAACACAGCGGCCGCCGCGCGCTGACCCTGGGCCTGCCGGTGATGAACCGCCTGGGCACGCCAGCGCTGGCGGTGCCGTGCATGGCGATGAATATCGCGCCGCTGAGCCTGCGGCTGGACGAAGAGCTGGGCGCGGCGGAGCTGAGCCGCCAGCTGGCGGACAGCCTGCGCGCGATCCGGCCGCATCAGCGCTATCGCTACGAGCAGCTGCGCGGCGATCTGGCGCGCGTCGGCGGCCAGCAGCGCTTGTTCGGCGCGGTGGTGAACCTGATGCCTTTCGACCGCCGCGCGCCATTCGCCGGCCTGGACAGCCGGGTGCTGCCGCTGGGCTCCGGCCCGGTGGAGGACGTGTCGATCAATTTCAGTCTGTTGAACACCGAATGGCGGCTGTGCCTGGAAGCCAACCCCAACGCCTATCCGCAGACGGAACTGGACGGCCTGCGCGACGATTTGCTGGCCTGGCTGGACGCCTGGGCCGGCCGCGCGCCGGACGCCGCGCTGAGCGAGTTGCTGCCGGAGCTGCCGCCGCTGAGCGTGCTGGACGGCGCGGCGCTGGAGCGCGAACCGCGGGAGGTGCTGAGCCTGATCCGCGCCGCCGCCGCCGCGCGGCCGGACGCGACGGCGCTGGAACAGGATGGCGAGCGCCTGTCCTACCGCGAGCTGTTGCAGCGCGTGCTGCAACTGGCCGGCCGCTTGCAAGCCGCCGGCCTGCAGGCGGAGGAACGGGTGGCCATCGTGCTGCCGCGCAGCCCGGAAGCCATTGTCGCCATCCTGGCCACGCTGTGGGCCGGCGGCTGCTATGTGCCGCTGGACCCGCACGGCCCGCCGACGCGGCTGGCCATGGTGCTGGACGACGCGCAGCCGCGGCTGGCCGTTACCCTGAGCGCCTGGCGTCCGCTCTTGGGCGCCGTGCCGGCGCTGTGCCTGGACCTGCCGCCGCAACAGGACGCGCTAGCCGCCGCGGACCCGGCGCCGGCGGCTGAGCAAGCCGCTTATCTGCTCTACACCTCCGGCTCCACCGGCAAGCCCAACGGCGTGCTGGTCAGCCACGGCGCGCTGGCCCAGTTCGTCAGCAGCGCCGGCCAGCTGTACCGCATCGGCGCCGACGAACGCATTCTGCAATTCGCGCCGCTGCACTTTGACGCCAGCATCGAGGAAATCTTCCTGGCGCTGTGCCATGGCGGCACCCTGGTGCTGCGCACCGACGCGATGCTGGAATCCATGCCGGCCTTCGCCGCCGCGGTGGCGCGCCAGCGCATCAGCGTGCTGGACCTGCCCACCGCCTTCTGGCACGAACTGGCCTTCGCCTTGCAGCCGGAACTGGCCGCGCAGCTGGCCAGCGTGCGGCTGACCATCATCGGCGGCGAAGCCGCGCTGCCGGAACGCGCCGGCCGCTGGCAGGCGCTGTTGCCCAGCAGCGTGCTGCTCAACAGCTATGGGCCCACCGAGGCCTCCATCATCGCCACCAGCGCCATCCTGTCCGGCCCCGGCGCGGTGTGGGACGGCGGAGACAGCGTGCCCATCGGCCTGCCGCGCCCCGGCGTGCGCGCCGTCATCGTCGACGAGCGCCTGCAGCCCGTGGCGCAGGGCGAGGACGGCGAACTGTGCCTGCTGGGCGACGCACTGGCCATCGGCTACCTGGGCCGCGAAGAACTGACCGCGCGCCGCTTCGTCACCCTGGACGCCCTGCCCGGCGCGCCGCGCGCCTACCGCACCGGCGACCGCGCGCGTCTGAGCGACGGCCAGCTGCGCTTCCTGGGCCGGCTGGATCATGAAATGAAGATCAGCGGCCTGCGCATCGATCCGGCCGAAATCGAAAACGCGCTGCTGGCCTGCCCGGAGGTGCGCGAGGCCGCGGTGGTGGGCCTGCCGCTGGCCGGCGGCGGCTATACCCTGGCCGCCTTCCTCAGCGGCGGCGAGACCGAGCCGGCGACGATGCGCTCGCGCTTGGCCGAGGTGCTGCCGGCGGCGGCGATCCCGGATCATTGGCGCTGGCTGGACAGCCTGCCGCGCAACGTCAACGGCAAGATAGACCGCAAGCAGCTGGCCGCCGGCATGGAAGCGCAAGCGCCGGCCGCGGCGGAAGACGCCAGCCCGCTGGAACGTCAGGTGATGGAGGTGTGGCAGCAAGTGCTGGGCGTCACCCCGCCCAGCCGCCACGCCAATTTCTTCGAACTGGGCGGCAAATCGCTGCAAGCCATCCAGGTGGCCAACCGGCTGGCGCAGCGCCTGAACCGCGAAGTGGCGGTGTCCGCGCTGTTCAGCCACAGCACGGTGGCGGCGCTGGCGCAGGCGTTGAGCGCGCCCGCCGCGCACCGGCCGCCGTCCGCCAGCGAGGGCCAGGAGTTCGCGCCGCTGCTGACCATCCAGCCCGGCGCGCTGCCGGCGCTGTTCTGCCTGCACCCGGCGGAAGGCTTGTCCTGGTGCTATCTGGGCCTGGCCAAGCACCTGCCCGGCGTGGCCATCTACGGCCTGCAGGCCACCGGCATCACCGGCGACAAGCCGGCCAGCTTCGACGCGATGGTGGCGGACTACGTGGCCCGCGTGCGCGAAGTCCAGCCGCAAGGGCCGTACCGGCTGCTGGGCTGGTCGCTGGGCGGCGGACTGGCGCAGGCGATGGCTGCACAGCTACGCGCCGCCGGCGAAACCGTGGAACTGGCGGCGCTGATGGACAGCTATCCAACCGCCAGCTGGCAGGGCCGGCCGCAACCGACATTGCACGACGCGCTGGTGACGGTGCTCAGCGTCAACGGCGAAGTGGACGCCGACGAGAACGGCCAGCCGCTGGACAATGAGGCGATCTATCAACGCCTACTGCGCCCCGGCAGCCCGCTGGCGCCGCTGGGCCGCGCCGCGCTGGAGCGGCTGGGCGAGGCCTCGCTGCATGGCATGCAATTGTTCCGCGACAGCGAAACCCCGCGTTACGACGGCGATGTGTTGCTGTTCCGCGCCGGCATCCACCCGGAAGACGCGCCCAAGCCGGAAGACTGGCGGCCCTTCCTCGGCGGCACGCTGGAGTGCGTGGAGCTGGACTGCGACCACTTCGGTATGAGTGATCCGGAGCCGATGAGAAGGATAGGCGAGGAATTGGCGCGGCGTTTGAGCTAAGCGCAGATAGCAAAAAGCCCCCTTTCCGGTAATGCTAGTCAGTTAAGAGAAAAACACCGTTCGCCAAGCATGGGGAACGGTGTTTTTTCTATGGTTTCAGCTACATTTGGCATCAAAAAAGTAGCTTCAAAATCCTTAACTGACTGGCATTACCCCTTTCCGGGGGCTTTTTTTATTGCAATTAGGTCATCCGATTTCGCTACTCTCACGAGCGGCCAACGTCGGATGAAGCGTTGGTAACGCGCCACTAGGCGAGTTTTAATTATAAAACACAACCTATCTTGGCAGTAAAGAACTAATTACATATTGTATTGGCGAATCCTCTTAATCTAAGCCAGCACACTTCCAGCATCAATCAAACAACATTCGTAAGCGTTCTTGCAATTTCACCATTACAACCTATGATAAACGAGTAAACGTTACTCACTAGGAAATAACATGTATTTACGCATGTATTTTTTCTATATTTTTATGGAATGCACGGCTGCACAAACGATTAACATTCGTACAATTGCACTTCCTATAGATGAACCCGATAAAACCCACCAAGTAATTTATCAAGAAAATAATGATTTGATAAAATCAAGTAAAATTCAATATTTTGAAAAGCAAGTACAGTGGGTGGAACACCCCATAACCATTAATGATTTTCTACAACTGAATGGTCTAGCCACGGACTCACAAACTGCAAACTCATTTCTGACGTTAAACCCGCAGTTACATAAATTAAAAACCATTCCAACCGGAAGCAGGCTTTTTTACTTCACCCCAACAAAAAGTTCAAACTCTCCTTCACCTACAATAGGGGAATATACTTCAGTAAATATGGGCGACATCGCCAGGGCTAGTTTTGGACCACAAATCAACGCGGCCAAACAGACCCAGTTAAAAACACTGCAATTGCCAATATCGGTATACCGGCCGGACGTCAAGCCCAAAGAGTTCCAAGAGCTATCATTCACTTTTTATCAACATTCAATTGAACTCGCCAAACATGCACACCAGATGAGCAACACTGACTTAATACTAGCTCAATACTTACTAGCCCGCACACAAGCAAAATTTAGCAGCATTATTTCTGACGCAAAATATAAGTACATCAGCAAAGAATTTATAATGGAAATCAAATCATTCCTCGATAATGTCAATAATTTTATTGTATCAAAAAATAATGACAAACCTCCAATTACCTATCACAAAGTCACAGTACATGTCACAACTAAATCAAGAAAACACAAGCCACCATCACTTAGAGTATACACACTACCCAGTGATGTTTTTGATCACCCCTCAAATTACAATCAAGAATTAATTTTTGACATGCTCACGGCACTAACCTTTCAAGACTTAACTACGCCATCAACTTGGAATGTACCCCAATCGGAGATGCGCCTTTGGATAGGTCCTGATTTTTTATACCAAGCAACAACTCAAAAAGTCATGAGCAATAAAGTTAAATACTACAAACCCATACACCCATCCACAAACACACCCAACACAAAACCAATTACATTTCTCTACCCTGACAACGTGGAAATGCGATGACATCCCCACTCAAAACCCAGTCAATAAATTCAACATCAAACAAGGTGGAATTACAAACCAAATTAACAATAGCCGCAGGCACATTATTTACAGCAATCTTGACGTTATTTGAAAATATCTTCAACACATTCATGAGTAATGACCTTGCCCCCTCATTTGTAACCATTTCCGTTTTTTTTACAATTTCGATGCTAGCATGTCTAAAATTCAAAACACCCAGAATCAATTCATTCCTGCTTTGGATTTCAACAACATCCTTCTTTATCTTGCTTTTTATTTCCACATTCATTAGCTTAATTGCACTAATACATAAATACACTTATCACTACCCGGAAGATTTTACTCAGAGCTTAAAATACAATACCTACATTGGTGCCCCGTACCACAAAAATGGCGAGAAAATAGCTCAAGGCAGAGATTTATCTACCGTAGTTAGCGCGAATGGCGGGCCCGCATTTGTTGAGCACTACTCAATTCTATGGTCAGCCAAAGAACGAACAAAAATCATTATATGTTTCAATGTATGTTTCTTTCTGTACTGTCTTTTTGCGACCTTTGCAATAATACTTCTTGCCCAACCTCCATTAAGCACCTCAAAAATTCCAAAATAATACGTTGAGCTATACTTAGCATCAAGACACAAGTCAATTCACCAAAAATTAAACACCCAATCAAACAGTAAACCAACAAAGGACAAAGTCAAACATGGACAACAAAGAGACACAACCAGAAAACAAAGTCATGGACCATGAAGACAAGTGTAATTACATGCGCGGCCTACTAGAAAAAAATATAACTCACCCTGAAGGTATACCAAATAAAAAAGATTCAACACCAAACATAACACACCGACTCACCCCCAGAACAGAAAACTCATTAAAACACAAAAACACTCAAAAAAAGAAAAAGCAAGATTAAAGAAACAAAACGATCAAATATCAAGAGTTGATTAGAGATGCAATCAACCCATAATTGAACGACAGAAATTAGCGCAACAATAATTTGACTATAATTGATAAGCATCTATTCTACAAAGCCTCAAAACTGGAACAAACCATTCTTTTGACTATTGTCTATGCTCACCTGGAACTGGGATTGGCCCAGGGCCACCCGACGGTGCATTTGGCGCAACAGCCCCTGTACGTCCCTGAATGCAGGCCATGGGGTTCGAATTGACACAAACCCTCCCTATAAATCGCCCATAACTTTCTGAAATCGAACACGCACCAAACTTATCCAACAAAATGTTCTTTGGCATACTTTTTAGAGGTCTCATGGCATCCTCGAGCATTATTTGTGCTTGTCCATAATTTTGGCGATCCATATTGCTCATGCCAGCCAAGACTTCCGCACACTTTGAATCTGAGCTTTCCCAACAGTTAACAACATCAAGAGGCACGGATTTCAACATTGAAAATACAGCTGATATTTTTGTCCGCAGAGTTTCGCATTCAGGCCCCTCCTCACCATCTGGCGTAATAGATGGAAGCCAAACAAAAAAGCATGAAAATGCCTTTTGACCTGACGTTGCATTGACAACACCCTGTCCTTCTTTACGGATATCACCTGCAGATTTTTCCACTATAAATTCTGATATGCCATATGGTAGCTTTTCTCCTTCATTGAAAATGGCTTGATCATTGCGACCAACCAACTTCATGAGATAGGCTGTTGAACGTGTAACTGTAGCCTGGCCAGCATCTCTCCACACAACTCGTATACGAGCACTTGTAGATGAGCTTCCCATTTGCAACTCGCAAAATAACCCATCTATAGTTTCAGTTTTGCATTTTGACCAGGCCTGAACAAGTTCTGGCTTTATCGATCGCGAAGCATAACCATAGAAACGGGCCATGTTCTCAGCTTGACTACTTGATTCACATTTTTCATTACTTTTTGTCTCCTTGTAATCAGCACTACCCAATATTTCACTACCGAACCCACTCAAACCGCCCCCTTGCGTAGAAGAGCCTACTACACAGGCGGCAGAATTGAGTGCTAAATTTCTTGATTCCCAATTTATAATTTTAGTATTATCCTTTAAGTGGTCCTGCAAAGCCGCATCGCATCTATCCATAGCAACTGAGCAGGCAGGAACAAGTACAAATAGGATTGAACAAAATATCAATTTCTTACGATTCTGCATGCAAACTCCAATCAACAAATAGCTAAATAGAAAAACATTTATAATACATACCCTTGCAATGCATTATAGTAGAAATCAAAAATACATTAGAATATTTTAATAGGATTGGGTGAAAGTAAGTAAGCTTTTGCAATTTTTCTCCCTGGCCCACAACGAGGTCTAACCTGAGCCTCAATCGACTTGTGCCTTTGTAACTTCACCAACACCGACATAATTTCCGCGGCGCCATATTGGAAGTCCAACGCCGCCTCGATCTCCCCCAAGAACATCGGCCGCGTCGCGTCAGCCAGCACATCGCAGATTTTCGAAGCAAGCCCCTTCCCACGTGGCCGTCTCATGCTATGCCGCCTCCTGATGGAGCAGACGCCAGGCCCGGCCAAACCGTACCGTTGCCTGCAGCAACAGCCCATCAAACGAACTGAAGCTCATAGCTAGACGACGTGCGATGTCCTCATCTGCAAGATGCGGGTAATGAACATGCCTCGCGCGGAGTACTGCCCTCTCGCCCTTGGCAAGCTGATTCACCAGTTGCTCTACCTGGCCGGCAATAAGCGGGCTATAGCGGTTCTCGCTGCGGCGGCGCGCCGTCTCCTTGTCCTCGGCAAACCGGTATCGAACAGGATCGTTGGCGTAACGCCCCTCGATGGAGAAACAGGTACTGCGTAAGCTGCCATGATCAACAGCCCACTTCCCCCACTGTGCCAATGCTGCTGCTGGTTCGATCATTGCGGCCCCTCCCCACGAGCATCCCGCCGCGGTGAGCGGCCCTTGCCAAGCAGCGCACCAAGCACAAGCAACGACATGTCCATCACCGCCCTTTCACATTCGCGTTGGCATGGTGCTGTTCGCACCGCGCCATGTGGTCCTGAGCCGGGCCAGCGCCGACGGACAACATGGCGCCCTCCGGCGTGAACGCCCGGTAGATCGCGCCAGCGCCGGTGCCATGGCCATACTTCACGACGCGGTAGCCGCGCCATTCCCTCGTGTTGTCGGCGGTTTTGGCCCATTCCGTCACGCCGCATCCTCCATGGGCTTCGTTTTCGCCAGGAATGGCTGCAAGGACTCAGGCACGGCCTGATGCGACTGACGGATCGCCTCAGCGGCCAAGCGCTTGCCGCTCATTCCTCCGCGATAGACCCCGCGGGCGGTCTCGTCGGCGATCTTGAACGCCCACTCCAAACGCACCCTGTTGTCGCTGGGGAATTTCATGCGCTTGGCCGCACGCTGCACATCGGCAATACGGACTTGCACGTCCTGCTGGCTCAGCTCAGGTGCCGGCAACGCCTCCTCGTCGCTGACGTCGGGAATATCGCCAAGGTGGTGTCGGTTCGAATCCAGCGCCGCCATCCAGCGCCCGCGCATGCTGCGGTAATCGCTGTGCAGTAGGTCGTTGCCGAGGGATGCCGCTGCCCAGAACAGCATCGAGCTTGGCCAGTTCTGCGGCCGACGGGCGCGCCGTTTTGCCATTTCGGCCTGGGCCCGGTAGAACAGCGACTCTGGATCCAGGTCCGAGCCGCCAAGACAAGCGCGAATGAACGCGTCACAACTGGGTGGATACTGGTGGAGGGCAAGCAGGCCGCGCTTGATCTGGTCGGGGGAGATGCGAGCAAGGTCGAGTTCTTCGGCCCAAACTTTCTTTGCCTCTTCGATGCCGGCGTCTACGGCGTAGTCCATGCTGTCGCTCTGCTGCAGGAGCTTGCCGGTGCGCTGGTCGACGATGACTCCGCTACGGAATTTCTCCGTGAACTGGGCTCCGAATCGGCCGGAGAGCCGCCGGAAAATTTCATCCACCCAGCGCAAGGGGATGCTTCCGCTCGCATTCAGAATCAAATCATCCGTCATCCGGGATCACCTCCCCATGAATCTCACGCTCGCCAGGCCGTAGGCCCCGCGGCGGAGGGTTAAGCACGGAGCCCAGGGCGGCCTGCTTAGCGCTGGAGCTGGTGGTGGAGTGCTGGGCAGCTTGCAACCTGGCATCGGTCACTCGCTGTCGGTCGGCGTTGAACTGGTGCTGGTCCAGCAGCCACTTGCGGAATTGAGCCTCCCAGGCTTGCAGATCAGCGCGGGTCTCACGTCTCGCCTGGTAGTGAGCAACAAAGCGGGCGATCTCGGTCGGCAGGTCCAAACCTAGCGACTGCGCTTTCGCCACATCTACCCGCGCCGCTTGAAAGTCGTCAGGGACGGCGAACCCGTCGCAGCTGTCACGCGCGCGTTCACCCACCGAACGTAGTGAGGTGGGTTTATCTTTATCTTTATCTAGCGGGACATTGCGTGACGCGTCGTGACAATGCCGTGACTCTGCTTGTGACTCTGAGCACTCTTTGGCTTCCTTCTCTCGTTGCCGTTGCTCCCTCTTCCGCTCTGCTGCTGACTTTGCGCCGGTTTTCTCATTGCCCGAGTCCTCGCGCTTTGGCTGACGTCCCTCCCATCCGGACAGCTTATTGCCGTCCAATACGCGGCCCTGCATGGCTTCTTGGATGGCCAGAATTTCTCCCTCTGTCACGTCGAGGGCGCTGGATAAATCTTCTGGCGTGACAGTCACGTGACCTCGCGTGACATTGCGTGACGCATCAACCAGCAGATGCAAAAACACGGCTTGTACCAAGGCAATGGGCTGCCCCGACAGGCGGCTAATCGTGCGCCACTTAGGGTCGTTCGGCATGTCATGCCAGAGTCTCAGCCATTGGTTGCTCATTCGTCACCCTGCAGTCTCTTCATTGAATGCATGACACAGAGCTGACCAATCAAGGCACTAATGAATGCATCTTTGTCCCTGCTGATCAGGTACTGCTGCATCAACAGAGTGTGCGCACGTTCAGGCCAGTTTTTGATAACATTCGAAATCTCGATGTCATGTCGAATGATTTTTTCAAGACTGGAGTTGCTCATGGCTGTCCTTACGCACGATTGCCCTCACTGTCACGGGAAAAACTTCGGATTTACCGCCGTAGCCTCGAAACGCCACCCTCTTCAAGAAAATCTTTGGAATATCTTTTTTCAATGCCCAGGTTGTTCCTGGCCTGTATGCGTCGTTATTTTTTGTACAAGCTCGTATGACCCAAAAGACTTTGCAGGAGATTTGAACGGGCCAGATGGTCGCGCAGTAGCAACCATCGTCGCTATCTTGCCTACCCCAGAGGCGATTGAAGTGCCGGATCATTTGCCAGCCAATATTGCTAGAGCTTTTCAGGACTCTGCACAAGCTCGCAAATCTCGCTTGTATTCTCCTGCATGCGCCGGCTACCGTCGGACAATGGAGATGGCATTGAAGGCCTTGGCCCCAGACATCGAAGCGTGGAAACTTGAGAAACGCATTGATAAACTCGCGGCAGAACACAGGATCACTCCAGCCCTTCAGGAGTGGGCTCACCAGCTTCGTTTGGAGGGCAATGAGGCCATTCACGGTGTTGACGAGGCTGATGAAGACCTCTGCAACCAAATGCACGAGTTGACTCGTTTTTTGCTCATTTACTTGTACTCGCTGCCGAAGCAGATCGAACAAGCAAAGCCAGTTCAGAGCGAATGATTTGTCCATAGAACTGCCCTACTTTTCATCCACCTTCGCGAACTCCAGCTCCCAGCCGGCCAACTGCCCGGCCAGTTGGCGCATCGCCAGGCGCGCTTGCATAATCCGCTCCCTATCGTGTGCGTCCACCTTTCCGTCCGCAATAATCGCGGCGAGATGAACGAACATATCCGCGGTGGAATGCATCGTGGCGCCGAGGGTGGCAGCATCTGCGGTAGAACCACTGGGGACCGCCAACATACCGTGCACCTGAAACAAATCTACCAAGCACGCATCGCGGTACTTCCCCTCCAGCGTGGCCAGCCATGCGGCAAGGATCTCCATCGGTAACTTGATTGCACGTTTCATCCAACGCTCGACCACCAAGGCGTTCTTGGCCTTGATGGAGTAGAAATCGTCCATGCTGCCATCGACAGGGATCTCATCCAGTGGACATGAGCGACGCTGCGGTGGCGTCATGGACAAATAGTTATCTGCCAGAGCTTCGGCAAACCTAGTCAGCGGCTGACCACGGCCATCCAGCTGCGCCTTGGCCCAGTAAATCAAGGTATCGGTAGGCGATTGAAAGTGATGGGACATCAACATAGTCACTCCCCTGGTACCCTGCTAGATTTCGCAAAGCCTGGCCCAGTGCCTCTCAGGTAGCCGACCGAAGCGCTGGCGTCAGGTCGCAGGCTTTCGCAGCGCACCACCCGCATAGAATGCCGCTCCACCTCGATGGCAAGCTGCAGATTGCATCTTCGACCACCGTAAGCGATGTTTTTCAAGTGCCCAAAAGTTGTGCCGCACTTGGCGGCAAACTGCTCCCTTTCGGCCTGGGGCATGCTGAAGAGGTAAGTTTTCAGGTCCATACACCGATACTATCACCGTTCGGTGATTGCAATCAACACCAAAAGGGGATTTCACCAATTGGTGAATTTCTGCTTGAATAGCTTTATGAAAATTTCAGACATCCGCCGCCAAAACCTCATCAGGCTCATCGAAGAACGGTTTGACAACAACCAGACCGTCTTTGCGGGAAAAACAGGCAAAAAGCAGTCCCAGATCTCGGACATGGTCCGTGGGACAAAATCATTTGGCGAAAAAATTGCTAGAGACTTAGAGCATCGACTCAGCTTGCCGCCATTCTGGCTTGACTCGATTGATCACAAAGAAGGCACATCAAAACTAAATACAGAATCACGACAAATCATTCCGCAAGTCCATACAGCAGATTTGCCCACAAATAGAGAAAACAACAGCCTGGATTTAGAAGAGATCGCTCGACAAGTACAAGCAAGCGGGCAAGAACATGTTTTAAAGCTAATAAAACTACTTGCAGAGAATAGTAGTTTAAAAAAATAACACTCACTATAATCAAGCGGCACAATGCCGCCTTGCTTACTTAAAAATATTAAATGACGGCATCCGCTCAATTACCACACCTAAAAGATTCTCCACATCTCCTTTATAGATAATTTGATCTTCCCCCTCCAGCCATACCAGCGATAAGGAGAGAAGTCCTAGGTTTGCATGGTAGTGGTACTGCTTGATAGTTCGGTGGTCCGCTGCTGGCGATAGCGTGCCGCAAACACTGCTGGTGGTAT